GTCGCTGTATAGATTGGACGACCTGCTTCGTTGTAACTCATAATTTTACCCCATTGTTGTGGGCTAACTACAATGTTACGAGCAAAACCAAGTGAAGCTGAATAAACAGCTGCTGCTGCAGAAGAAACATATTCTAATAGTCCTTCTCTGTCTTCGTCTGCTGCTGTTGCGTTTAATGTACCTGCGTTTGCAACTTCGCCCATTACGTATGAGTCGGTTGCTTTAGCGTATGCAAATTCCATTTGACGAACTAATTCATCAAAAAATACAGGTGAAGAACGATCTAATAATTCAACAGACAATGTTTGTTGTCCACCAAATTTTTTAACTGCAACTGATACAAATGAAGAAGCTGTATCGGTTTCAGATAAAGCTGCTTCTTCGTTTGCTTGTGCAACTGTTGGTGCTGTTGTAATTTTTGGAATCTCAAAAGACATACCTGAAGCTGGAAGTGTTGCGCGTGAAATTGCGTCAATAAATCCTCTGTCAGCGTTTGCGATTCCGTTAATTACTTCGGTTGATTGTGGTGTTGGAATAAATCCAGCGTTGTTTCCTGTGGTGTCAGCTGCCATAACATATTGACGGCTTTCGTCATTGCCTAGAGCTGCTCTTAGTGAGTGTTCTAAGTATGATCCTTTAGAAACAATTGGGCTTCTTGGTGCTGTGAAGATTGCAGGACGCGCGTTGCGTTCTTGGGCTTCAACAGCTGGAGTTGCTACAACTTCTGTTGCAACTTCCTCTACTACTTCTGGGGTAACTTCGTTTGACACGATAGTTTCCTCACTTTCTGTTGTTGGTTGTGGAGTTTCTGCGCTTGCAGCTACTTCGGTTATTTGTGCGTATTCGCCAAATGCTGGAAATGTGACGTGTGAAACTTCTTTAAGAGTTGCTTCGTTAACAATTACTTGTTCGCCTTTGGTAACGTAATCATCAATCATTGCGCCTACACTAAAGCCAGTTCGTAAACCCTCTTGTGCTTCGGCTAATGCGTCATCTCCTGCGTTTGTTCTTGCTATCTTGAATGTGCCGACAATTCCCTTGTCGTCTTCTTCATATCTTGATAATTTGCCTATTGGTCTTGTCATATCGTGTTCGGTAAAAAGTTTTATACCCTCACCGATCTTTAATGAGCCTTGTTGAAATACAACGTCACCCATATTGGTATGTCCTACTTGACCAAAAGGAACAATAACGCCTGTTAATTCACGTTTTGATGAATTAGCTGCGATAATGTCGGTTGAGAATTTAATAAAGTTATTCATTTATCAAATCTTCCCTTTCTCTTGCTTCCTCTATTGTCATTACACCTAAAGGAATAAGTTTGCTATAAATGTCTGCACGTTCTTGTGCACTTGGACTATAAAATTCTTCAAGATTGTATTTTACTATAGAACCACGTGGGGTTATATCGTTATCGCTTAATCTTTGTGTAATACAAGTCATTAGTGGACGTAAAGATAAGTCAATTAGACTTCTGCGTTCAGCTGTAACGTTTGAGTATGTCATTGAGCCACCTGCGTTGCCACCTACGTAGTATTCAGGAAGATTACAAGCCCTAGCAATTTCGGAAGCCATATATTGACGTGCTTGGTTTAGCGTTAATTGTTCTGGGCTAAATCCTATGCTTTGGAAATCTATTGTGTCGTTTACAAAAGCTGTGCCACGTGTTTGTCTTGCTTCTTTCCAAGAATTTAATAGGGCTGTAACTCTTTCAGCTGGCATTGGCAAGTTTGATTTCAACACAACGTTAGGTGTTGGTTCGTCTGCAAATCTTTTAACTGCCTTTTCTAATGCAAGTGCTGTAAGTATTGTTGTTCCTGCTCTTACAAGTAGTCCCTCGTCATATCCTGTAAATGGAATTAAAGAACCTAAACCATTTTCGGGTACACGATTGCCGTCTACGCTGTAATAACGTACGTTGTGACCTAATGAATCTAAAGTTCTTGTAATACGACTTACTGAAATCCATTCAGCAGATAAAGGGCGTCCGTCTGTGCCAAGTTCTAGTATTCTTAAATATCCTTGACCTGTAAATAGTAAATCTTCTGCAAGAAATGTATATACAGATTGTCCTGTCATACGTGGGTCTGGTTGTCTAATAAAAGGTGGGGTCGGAACTTTACTGTTGTTTGATTCGCGTCTAACTTCTAATGGTAATGATCCAATAGTTGCACAAATAATGTTTCTAGCTCTTGCAACTGCTGGTACTTGCATTGCTTGGGCGCGTGATACTGCTGATAAACCAAAATAGTCAAAAGGTTGGGCGTATTGTTGATAATTGTATGGTGCTACAGCTGCGTCTACTTTGTTTGCGCTGTTATCTGGTGTAACACCTAAGAGATTTTGGAAGAAGCCCATAACTTCTAATTCTTTACCAAATCGTTATAATAGTCAAGCACCTAAGCAACTACAATGTCTTGGTTTGAGCCACGTATGCCGTATTGTTCAGCCTTAAAGATTGCTAAGACCATTGAAATAGCAGCTGTTGATTGTTGTCGGCGCATAATATACCAAGCCCCAGACTCGTTTGCTTTTTTAATACAAGAGTTAACGCTGTTTGTTAAATCAGGTTGGTTACTATGGGCAAGTCTACCACCACTCATAGCTGATAATGTTGAATCGCACGCTTGGTAGTAGTCACTTCCTTTTATAACTTCTGCGTTTATGCCTGCTTGTCTTAGTTTGGCAACAACTGAGTCACCACTAAACCTGTTAGCCACTATTGCTTCGGCGTTGTAATGTTTAGCCCACTCTGAAACACGTCCAGCAATAATTAAATCATCTATTGCGTATTCTGATTCAACACATTCCATTAAACCTACAGCTATTGATCCGTCTTCAAGTATTTGTGTTCCTGTTAATGCCCAACTTGTTCGTTCTGGTGATATTTCTAAACCTAACCAAGTTGATCTATCTGGTTTGAGTTCAAGTATTGGTTGCATACAAGAGTTCCAAGAGCCAAGTGCCCACGGGCTGTTCATTGTTGTTACCCACATACTTAAACACTCGGTCATAAACACTTCTGTTGGGTCTGACATTCTGGCTTTAATAGCTGATATGTCAATAGTGCGACCAAGTGCAGGGTTAGCTTCTTTCCAACCCTCTATGTCGTTTAATTTTCTGTGTGGTGCAGCTGACCATTCCATAAAGTTAATATCGTCATCTGTATCTTTTTCAATTTTGTCTAATGCGCGTTGTCTTAGGTTGTTTAGTACTACGCTTTGATGATCACCTGCGTTACTAATGAAGAATCCTTGCGAATCAGGTCGAGCCTGCATTGTGTATGCCAAAGCACTAAAAGCGTCAAAGGTTTTATGTTGTCTTACTTCGTCTAGGTAAACAACGTCTGAGGATAAACCTCTAGCTGCGCCTGCCGTTGGTGCAATAATTTTGTATCTACAGCCTGTACCTTTGATTTCTATTTCTTCTCGACCATTAGCTCTTGTTATGTGTTTAACTTTACGTCTAAGCCAATCAAAGTTATCTACAACTTCTATAACTTGTCTAAATGTTTCTAAAGATAAGTCTCGGTTTTGTGCTGTTGCTACTTGTAATTTTTCGTCCCATAGGTAAAGCCCTGCAAGGATACGCATACGTAGTAAATGTGTTTTGCCATTTTGTCTAGCTGCAATGATCAGGTTAGTTTTGTGGTGGAATGAGCCGTCTTCTTTTATTTTGCTTGTTTCAAGTATGACGTTTTCTTGCCACGGCAGTAAAGGCATACCAATCTGTTTAGCAAATTCAACAACCTCATTACCTTTAGTTTGGCTCGCTATTGGTGTGGTCTGTAGTCTCGGTTCTGAGTTGCCGTAATGCTTCAAGTGGGTCTTCACCAACTTCTAATTCAGGTTTTTCTTTACGACCAAACAAGCTAAGCCCATACTTATCTAAGATTTGTTGCAGTTGCCCCATATACTTAACTTCTTCAATAGGTTTTAATGTTCCCCCGTCTAAAACACCAGCTAAAGTAAATGCCATAGCAATACCAGCTGCGTCAAGTTCTGAAATAATGCCTTGACGTAACGCTTCATTATGTGCGCGATCTAATGCTGGCAGTATTCTGTGTTTTTCTTCTTTAATCATTAGAACTAACTCCTTTAGGTAATTGAAACGGGGTTTTAAGTTGTTTCGGAGAGAAAGAAGTGGCAGGGGTCGGTGGTGTCTTATCGTGCTCAAAAAATCGTATCATTTCGCGTTCTTTTTTCTTTCTTAATCGTTTTCGATTGTATTCTTGCTCGGTCTTTGAGCCTTTAGAGTAGTTGCAATGTTTGCAAGCAGTAACGAGATTACTGAGTTCATCTGTGCCCCCTTTATGGAGGGGTGTGAGATGATCGACTGTATTAGCTGTAGTAATTCCACAGTAGTAGCAGGTGTGGTTGTCTCGTTTAAGTACGAATAGTCTGAGTTTTCGCCAACGGGTTGATGATCCATTACGTTTCATTATATCCATATGTTAATCATTATATCTGTTATGAACCTTTGAGTGTTGAAGTACAGAGAATGGCTTGAATGTAAACCACTCTCTTAGTTTGAACCCCTAAGGTTTCGTACTTTCAAATGGACGCGTTATTGGTTATTCTGCGTAGTCTTGCCATATCATTACAAACTTATATAGCTATTAGAAGACTCGTTAATAGCAGCTTGTAATGTCGTAACTTCTCGTATTGTTACACGCTACGTTGATTAGGCATAGATAAGTAACGCCCTCTAACGGCGATTAAATTGGCTATCAACCAACCCTAGACTTTAGGTTTAGACTTGGCACTAGCGACCAAGTATGTAACTTATATCAGTAATCGTTGTAATTGTCTATTCTTGGGTCTTGAATCATATCTTCTATATGTCTTAAATTCTCTTTACGTGCAAGATCACAATCAACCTTAAATTGGTATTCTTCTAACGCTTTCTTATTATCTAACAATTTTTGATAACACTTAACATCTCTACATAACACTTCTATGCTGTTGTCGTAATCGTAGTGATAGTGCAAATAGATTGTATCACTCATTTAATACCCATTTGTTTTTTAACTTTGTCTGGCGTTACTGGTACTTTAGGGTCACAATCTTCGTGCAATAACTCTTTAGCAATCATTGTGTGACACCTTTTACACCAAATATATGTAGCCATTATTTCATATACAACTTAATTGCTATAGCTAATGACGTTACGCTTATAAACGCCCCAGCAAATAGACCTATTATAAATTGTTGCATTATTTGATTCCTTTCATACAAGTTTTACAATAACTAGCTGCATAACACCAACCACCACAATTAACGCACCTTGATATAAGTTCTAACATACGCTTTCACCCACTCCCAAAGTTGCATAATACCAAGAGTAAGTATCCCACCAATTAACAAACTAATAACAGCTTCTCTACCTAAAGGTGTTCCCATTTATTGCCCCTGTCTTAACTTAGTGTTTTTGTTCTACTATCTTTCTAGCTTCTTCCATATCCTTTTTGTTCTTAAAGTCTTTTTCTCTGTTTTTAAGGTCAATAGAAATTGAAGCTCTTAATGCTTTCTCAAACCTGTACTGGTCTTGTGGTTTCATTCTGCCCCCCTTTCTTAGTATTATTGTCTCATATATAACACGAATAACACTAAAAACATTCCCAAAAACGCTGTAATAACTTCCACTTATTTTACCCCCATTTTTTTAGAACATTGTGGAAACGCTCTTGCAAATCCTTGCTTTTTTACGAGCTTCTGTGCGCGTAGGAGTTGTTCACGCACAGACGCCCTTGCAGGGTCACCAGTTCCCCCGACATATACCCACGATCTGTTATCAAACTGAAACAAGCCCCTGTACTTGCCTGTTCTGTTAACAGCTTCTGGATATAATGACGACTCACAAACGGCTATTTTCCGGTAGTCGCTTGGTAGTAGCTCAACGTCATTAAAATATGGGTTGATTAAAAATATCTCTAAAATTGGTCTGTCTTCCAATCTGCTGTTGCCATTTCACTTTGTTCGTGAGATGACGGAAGTCTAGAAGCGCTTAACCACGCACCAAGATTGTCTGCAAGCAACTGTTGATTGTCTAGTTGATTTTTAACAATGGTGTATGGGGCAAATTCTAACTTTGCAAACTCCTGCTCTTTACTTAAGAATTGCAGATATTTCAGTAGCTTGTCTTTATCCCA